CCATACAAGCCTATGATGTTATCAGCCTTGTCACCTGTTAGGATTTGAGTATAGAAGAAACGTAAGCCTTCAAACTCACCCATCTCTGTCATTGTACGTTTGTTGGGGTTGTAGTGTGAGCATGGTATCTGCAGCATGTCCTTGTCTATAGATATGACAATAGATTCTTTACCATAGTTAGTAGCCCATATACCACATAGGTCATCAGCCTCTTCACCTTTGGATACAACAGCATCCCAGTTATCTATCATGTGTTGACGGATAGCTTGTAGGTGCTGAGGTTTCTCTGTGTTCTTACGGTTACCTTTGTACTCATGCGTAGTAGAGTACTTGTACCTGAAGTTACCTTTGCCTGTCAGGAATACTTGATACTGCTCAGGGTCTAGTTCCCACATCACTTCGTTAAGTGATTGCTCAAGTATCTCATCTAGTTTATCTAGTGCATCCTCAACTGGATCGTTCTCACATGAGAAAGCTGCACGATATGCAAACGGATCACCATCTACTAACACCTGTTTAGGTTTTGTCATCATAGATATAATCCTTTATATAATAAAAAGAGCACCCCAATTAAGGGATGCCCAAGTCGGGGAGGGAAAGCTTACCAACGATCTTCTGTGGCTAATTCTTCATAGGCTACATGCTCTAAGATACCAATCTTTTCTAGGCGTACAGATGCTGTTGATCCTTCACCATAAATAGATAGCTTAACCTTAGCTGTTGTACCATTACCTAGTGCACCATCTTCTACAAAGTCCCACTTAGAACTTGTAGTACCTTTGGTTACTGAAGGTGCACCACCGAAATCATCAATGCCAGATGGGTGTACGTTAGGACGTTTAAGTTTCATCCCTACCTTACCACCTGCTGCATCAATAGGTTTAATCATTTGGTTACCCATTGCTGTCTCAGGGAAACCCATCGCAATCATACGGTTAACTTCTTCACTGTCTTTAGGTACAAACATTGTGTTGTACTGACCTTGTGTATTTACATGGTAATCTGAGTTGTCCATGTTGTCTTGGAATACACGGGCATAGTATAAAGACCCTTCGAATACACCATACTTAGTTTTCTTTTTATCAGCCATATCAATTTCCTTTTTTAGCTTCTGATTTAGTTACAATATAAACAATTAATTCTGTTGTCAATACAAAAATTACAGGTGAGAGTGCTACGATATAAGGTAACATTTAGTGAGTGTCCTTCCAGTTACGTCCGATGTCAGTTGACCCTGCTAATGGGCATACCATATTAAACTTCTCTCCTATGTCAACAAAAGATTGACGTTGCATAGCCCCTAACTCCTCAGCTGTTGCATAATTACCACACACCTCAGTCTGCCATTCATCATGAGGCCATGTGACAAGCTTAAAGTCTATCTCTTTATCCTTAGCCTGACGCACCCACTGTAGTGCTGAGTGTTTCATGATGACAGACTCACCATTCTGCAGCATACCTGCGAGTGTCTTATGTTCAGATGGTACTAGAACCTTACGTCCATCCATACCTTTGAACCAACCACGTTTAGCTATGTGTGGTATAACTTTCTTCTTTAGGTTAGCAAGCCCTTGGATTGATTGCATAAAGTTCTCAACACATTGACTTGCCTCACGTTGATTGACACGTAGTATCTGAGCTATCTTAGCTGTACCTGCCCCTAGTAAAAATGCATAGATGAAAGTCTTAGCATCATCTCTTGTTATGTGTGACATACCTAATGCTTTCTTGTTCAGGTTGTGTATGTCAGTCTCGTTCTCTTTCTTACCTGACACAATAGCATCCACATATTCTTCTGACTTCATTAGATGTGCAAGTACTCGCAGCTGAATCCCTTCAGCATCCGTACCCACTAGGTAGTTACCTTTCTCGACACCCCATAAGGCACGGAACTGTCCGTCATACCTAGCCTTAACTTCCTCAACAGCTGACTTAGGTGTACCATGAAACTCAGATGGTATGTTAGCTTGGTTAGGTGCTGAGTGAGCCATACGTCCTGTCCATGCACCAAGATGTGTGAACCTGCCATGTATACGGTGGTCATCACCACAATGTCCTAGCCATTCAACCAACGATGATCTCCTACCTTCAAGTGTCAACCACTCAGCTAATCTTTTACCACCTGCAGGTGCTTCATCAGGCAGTGTCTCAAGGTTAGCCTCAGATAATGTCCAACCATAACGTGCAAACTTATCTCCACGATCTTTGTTTTTGTTCTCTATCATATTGTATGTGTCCCTTTGTTTTCTCATATGGCTGCCAACCAGCTTCCCATAGTCTTTCTATTCTCATCTTAGGTGATGCTGGATTAAACTCTATCCAATCGTAGCACACTAAGTCGGGTGGGTTAACTGACCAATCAACTGTTGTCTTAAAGTATTTCTCTTGTGCTTTCTTTACACTTGCCATCGTAGTACCATCCTGTTTCTTTCGGTACTTAATCCTGTTCACCTCTTCTAATTGTGGTGGGAAATCACGTTGGAAACTTTCAGTTAATTCTATCATGCGTAGCTCAACCTCATCCAAGAGGTGTTCAGCTTTATCTTTCTCGAAGTAGAACCCTGCATCTGTCATCTCTTCACATAAGATTTGTATGTCATGTTCACACTTGATGGCATCCTGTAGATCAGGGTCAAAGATACTAGACTTAAACTTATTGTATAGTCTAACTGTAACCTCAACATCCTGATGACAATAGTCAACCATCTCTTGTGTCAATACTTCGAACTGATCAAACCCAATCTTAAACTCACCTAGTCTTTGACCCCATGCCTTGAGACTGTGACCACCCTTGATGCTGTAGTCTATAAGCCTTGACATGATCAATGTGTCAATGACATCACTTGGGTTAATCAGGTTAGGTTGTAACAGTCTGTTGATTACTTTAACATCGAACCCTATCCCATTGTGAAATATAAACTTATCTGTCTGTTGACACAGTAGAAAGAAAGCTTCTCTTTCCTCAGGTATTGTACATACATTAAGGAACTGATACTTCTCATTGGTGTCAACATCCTGAGCACAGATGACATGTATCTTAGTAGCATCCAATGCGTCAGTCTCAATGTCCATTGCTAATATTTTCATTCGTAATCCCTGTCTTGCCATGTAGCCCACAAGCATAGTGTTAATTCCCAAGGCCACAAGATAGCTTTAATACGCATTGCTGTGGAATCTCTTGGTGCTTCGAGTATTATGTGTATTGTATTCATAAGCACGTAGTGATTAACAACACCCAAGAAATATATACTGGCTGTTATGTATACCAAAGGATCATATTCTAAAAGTTCTTGCATCAGTACTCTCCATATTTTTCTGACAGAGTAAAGCTATCTGTATTGAAAGTCAACTGACCTGCATATCCTGTCGGTCCAACTGGTCTGTTCTTTGTGACAAGAAGCTTGGTTGTATTTCTTTCATCAATATCTTCTGACATCTTATCTCGTTGTAACTCAACAACAACTGATGCTCTTTGCTCTATCATACGGCAGTACTTAACAGCACCATCATCATTGGTATGTCCGATTGTCACAATGCCAACGCCTAACTCAGCAGCTAACTTAGATAACCTTACAGATAGATCAGCTAGGAATTGTTCTTTGCTTTCATCACCACCCATGTTAGCTGCAATATCTTGGATAGGTTCAAAGAATATATACTGAACACCACATGCTTGTGACAAATACCTGATGTGTCCTAGTATATCTATAGGATCATCCTCATCATTTAAGAAGAACTGATATAGTCTCTCATCTTTAGTTAGCTTAACGATAGCATCATGTACTTTCTGTTCAGCACTTGCTTGTGCTATCAAATCTTTACGTGTCAGGTTATCCTTTAGTTCATATGACACCAACCCAAGTAGTGATCTAAGTTTTGTCTCTTCCATATGCCAAGCTGCAATGCTTATCTCAGGGTGCTTGGTAAGTATGTGGTACTCTAAGTATCTCATGAACTCAGTCTTACCTATGCCTGTCTGTGCCTTGAACAAGGTGAAGTGACCCTGCATCAGACCCATACATAAGTCATCGAACTCTTGTACCCCTGTCTCAACATATACATGGCTCTCACTATTGTTGTACATCTTAAGGAACTGATCTGATGTATTGATTATGTTCTCAGGTGTATACTTCTTAGCATTGAACCATGCATTATAAAATTCATTACGAGCACCTGCCTCTAGGAACTCATTAGCATCTTTGTATTTGTCATGTTGTACCCTGTATACTTTGTTAGGGTATAGGTTAGCTATCCTTTGTGCTACAGCATTCCCTTGATCATCATGTTCAATGGATAGTATGATCTTCTCGAATGATCCTAACCAATCTGCAGCTTTAGTCCAAAGTTTATTTGATGGTGTAGCTGATGGTAGTGACACAAAGGCTGATGAATACTTAGCTGAGTTACACATTTGGTATGCTGACATAGCATCTAGTTCACCCTCAGTTATGGTGACAATCTTACCTGACCCTGCGTTCCAATGGTTCATACCGAATAGTTCATCTGACTTAAGGTTGGTAGCTCTAAATTCTTTTGGGAAAAATCTAGTCTTTATGCCACCTGATGGGTATGGGTACTCTTGCTTAACCTCTTTACCATTGCTGTCAACGTATGTCTTGACACCATAGAACTGCATTGTCTCTCTGCTTATTGATCTTACTGACCTGTATACTGATGTTAGTACCTCGGTAGGTACAGGTTTAATCTGCGTTTGTTGTGGGTTCATATCCCATCCATCCTTTTGCTCTTGCCCCATTACAGGGTATGTTTCTTCTGCCCACTCGAACTTACTGTCTTTAGTCCTAGGGTAAACTCTTTCGCAGCTATGACACCTGCCTGAGCAGCTCTCAGTATTGTAGCTGAAGGCATCTGTGCTGCCACAGTCCTCATATGGACATTCTTTATGGCTTAACCAGTTACTCATAATATTTGATCCCAATAATCTTGTGTAAACATATCTAAAATGACCTGTATTTCTTCAGGTGTCAAGGTGGTAAGCTTAACGATCTCTCTATCTTCGTTATCATATAGTTCTGTGATAGCAAACTCTGGCTCTTGATCTACAATGAACTGGTGTTCATCCCAGTAGCCAGAACCGTCATCCCAAACCTGTCCAAAGACTTCGAGTTCTTGCTTGCCTCTTCTTATGTATGCTCTGTAATCCATTTAATTTATTTTCCCTCTTGACAGATTAAATAATGTTGATACCCTAGGGCTTGTCCCTGACAAGGGTTCTATAGGTTAATTACGGTATGCCTTACCACCATTAGTTAAAGATATAAGATACTCTTTATTCTCTTGCTTCTCGTGGTCAGATATTTCTTTATCCAACCACTCAGCATCGTCTATCTCTTTGATTAATTCATTGTGGTATCTATGTAATGGTTTAGATTTAGTCGTCATCATCATCACCTTCTATATCACAAAAGTATACAGCAAAGTTACCATCACCTAAATCTTCTATAGCTTCAAAGGATGCATCACCATTATAAATCCAATCATAAAATTCTTGCTTATCCATTTTCTCTATCCTCTTCCCAACTCTTAATATGTTTTATACCTTTAACCTTATCTAGTGACGAACTCACATAAGCTTCTAACGTAGACCTGTTGTAGCTGCAATAGGTTTGTATTAGCTTACCATCTTTGTCATATGTCCTAACTCTATACATTTAGTAACTCCCTTTCATCTGTATATAAATCCATATAGTCTAGTCGTTTACTGTCAACATCACCATAATCAATCATGTACTCATACACTTTGCCATCGTCTAGCTCTATGTATAACGTACCCCACTTGTCATAGACGTGACGTATGTCTTCGCCTGTCTTACCTTCTGGCAATTCTATCTCAGCAAATGCTGCAACTGTATAGCACCCTTCTAAACTTATCTTATTACTCATTTTGCTACCCTTTCTTTTACCCAAAGTCTTTTAAGTTTGTTTTGTTTACCACCCTTAGCACCTGTAACCTGTCTATTCTTTTGTTGTGTCCACTGGTCACCTTCTTTATAATTACGCATGTTAAAAACTTGACGCATTCTTTTATTCTCTTGTTTGCATACCGTTTCATGAGCAAGTCTTAATCTATCTTGAACATCCATCTATTTATTCTCCTTTTCCAATTGTATTTCTACAGTATTAACTCTATACCCACACGTCAAACATTTTTTACGGCGTTTAGTTGACGGGTAGCCAAGTTTAAAATATTCCCTTGTATCAATTATTTTTAGCTTAAGCCTATAACCTTTACTCAGGCACTCAGGACAACAGCTTAAAGATTTATTCATCTTCCTGTATCCTATCTCTTAATTCATTTGACAAAGTTTTGCATAGCTCTGCGATCCTGTAGAGTTCTTTCTCAATATCAGCTTGCGTTTCAAAGTTACATGAAACAATCTCTAAACATGATATTTCTATATCTGTTAAATTCATTATTATATCTTTATCAATCATTTTATTTACTCTCTCTCTTTTGGTTTAGTATTATCTAGTGACACTCAAAAGAATGCCACCAATAAGACTAAACTTTTAACATATTATCAATTTGTTTAATCCTTTCTTTCTTCTATAAAAAATTCATCGTTAGGAAAGTTATATTGCCATTGTTTTAGAAAGCGATTGGCAATCTCTTTTGTTTTGATAGGTAAAAACAAACCCGCAACTAGTCTATTATCTTTTAAACGTCTTACATAATAAGAAGTATTTTCCATTTTGTTAAATCCTTTTCTATAAATTAATATTTCTTTACCATCTCTACAATAGTATCCACACCATTATCTAAAGTATAACATAGTCTGCAGTCTTTGCACTTTTGACCAGTACAATTTTGCAATTCTTTATGTTCATGTTCTAGCACATTGTTAAAGGTTCTATCAAAATGCTTAGGCGGTTTTGTCATAACCGTACCAACCTTTTGATTTGAATAGACAAGAATAAAGTTTTTCGGTTTGTCTCTATTCTTAAAGTATTTGACAATTAAGTCATT